TAATAACTGACTGTTTAATTTTGCAGTCAGTTAATTTTTAAAGTAGAGTATATATGGGAGATTTTAATTTAAGCTTGGATAGTATTTATGATTCAAGCGAAATAGAGAGTCTGTTTGATGATACAGACAGCAATGAACCTGTAGAAAAAGATGATACTACAGATAATAACAAAGAAGAAAAAGAAATTAAAGATAATAAAGTTACTGAGGTTGATGCCGATAGTTTATTTGACGATCAACCAGAGAGCGTAGGTAATGGAGATTCTAATGAGGGGGGTAAAGAGGTCGATACTGATGCAAATGAATCAACTTCTCCCAAATCTTCTACTACTCTTCAAAACCAAAATAAATGGCAACTTTTGTCAAATTCTTTGCGTGAAGATCTCTTCCCCGATTTAGAAGAAGACGCCATTAATAAAGTAAAATCCGCACAAGACTTTGCTGATTTAATGGAAGCACAAATGCAAACACAATTTGATGAAAGACAAAGAAGAATAGATGAAGCATTAAATGCTCAAGTTGAAATAACAGATATACAAAGATATGAAAATTACATTCAACAATTAGAATCTATATCTGAAGATGATATATTAGATGAATCAGAAAGAGGTGAAAATTTGCGTAAGGCTCTTATTAGAGACAGTTATTTGTTAAATAATATGAGTCCGGAAAAGGCAAACAAACTTGTGGAACAATCTTTCAAGGCTAACAGTGATATTGATGATGCTAAAGAAGCATTGGAAAATAATGTTAAATTGGCAAAACAACAATATCAAAACATAATTAATGAAGCCAAAAAGCAACAAGAAGAACAAAAGAAACAAATTGCTAAACGTGCTGAAGATTTAAAGAAATCAATTCTTGAAGACGATAAGATTTTCAAAGAATTGGAAATTAACAAAAACGTAAGGCAAAAAGTTTATGACAATCTTTCAAAACCGATTTACAAAGATCCAGAAACCAAAGAACTTCTTACTGCTGTTCAAAAGTATGAAAGAGAGAATCCAGATGATTTCTTAAAATATGCAAGTTTGTTTTATACTCTTACTGATGGATTTAAAAATTTAGATACTCTAGTTAAAGGTAAAGTTAAAAAAGAACTTTCTAAAGGATTAAAAGATCTTGACAACTTACTTAGTAACTCATCATCTACCACTGGTAACTTACAGTTTTTAACTTCTGGCAAGAATGACGAGGAATCTATATTTAGAGGATACAAACTAGATATCTAATTAAAATTGACTTTTAATTTTAAAATGATATAAATATGAGTAATCCATTGAATAGGTTTCAAACAGTAACCTTTACACACTGGAAGGGTTTAACAAAAGAGAATCACTTGGGTTCGATTTGGCAGTTAGCTCCGCAAAAAGCATCGAATATTATGGTGCAACTCTTGGCATTCAAGAGAGGTAAAACTTTAAATACATTCTTGTCACAGTATCCTACTAAGACGTTTGCTGACGATTCAGAATATACGTGGGATGTTATTGGTTCTAACAGACGTAATATTCCTCTGTTGGAAGCACGTGATGAAAACGGAGCAGTGATTGATATTGACGAAACTGCTTCTGGTAAACATAGTGACGATATGGTTGGTGTTGGTACAGTACCTTTCTATCTTGTGTTTAAAGAAGACTGGTTTGCAGACCAAGAAACAATTTTTGGTAATGATAGAAATTACCAATTTAAAATTTTAGGTGATCCTAAATTTGAAGGAACAAACGCTGTCTACAAAGTAGAAATGTTTGGCGATCAAGGTCAAGGTTGTCCTAGAAAAAGATTACAAGCTGGTGAGAAGTTCTCTATCATTGCATACTTCAATGAGTTTGAACTATCTCGTAAGGGTGGTGACATCAGATTTGCAGCTCCTGTACAGATGCGTAACGAATGGTCGTCAATCCGTATTCAGCACAAAGTTCCCGGTAGTATGCTTGGTAAGAAGTTGGCTGTAGGTATTCCTGTAGTTAAAAATACAACTGAAAGCGGTAAACTTCAACACGATACTATCAATATGTGGATGCACTATGTTGATTATGAATTGCAGGTACAGTTTGAAGATTATATGAATAATGCTTTAATGTACGGTAAGTCTACTCGTGGTGCAAATGGTGAATACCTGAC